TCTTCTCAGAACTTGCATTTAGATCCTAGATCTCAAACAAGTATCAGAGGAAGAAACTACATTGCTCAAGGTGACACTGTAACTGTTAAAGGTACAAAAACTAGAAAACCTCAAAAAGCTACTTGGTACTAACATGTGGTTATCGGCAATTAAATTAGCCGTTTCTGCTGGAAGTAAAATTTATGCTAACAAGCAGAAGACGAAGATAGCTATGTCAGATGCACAGCTTATGCATGCATCCCGTATGGCCGAAGGTAAGGAAGCTTACCAGGGAAAATTATTAGAGGCCCGTCAGTCAGATTGGAAGGACGAGGCAGTTTTGATAATTTTAAGTTTGCCAATCGCAATCCTGGCCTGGGCAGTCGTAAGTGACGATCCGGCAGCAATGGACAAAGTAAAACTGTTTTTTGAGATGTTTTCAGAGCTTCCAAAATGGTTTACAAATTTATGGATCCTTGTCGTGGCGAGTATATATGGTATAAAGGGAACACAAATATTTAAAAACGGAGGAAAAAAATGAGAAACGATTATGGAACAAGACCCTACATCTCAAGATTCTCAGGTAAGACTGCAAAGTCAGCACCTAAGAAACAAACAGCTAACGACAAGTTAGATGAATCTTTAGGTGAGAGAGATGGTAAAGAGTCAACTAAGTCTCAGTCTTTTAAAGATAGACGAGATGAATCAAGAGGAGAATAATAATGTCAGATTTAATTAAAACAGACTCTGGTAAAAAAGGAATGATTATTGAAACAGGTTCTCCAGGAACTGAAGGTCAATACAACAAAGCAGCTCAAGCTAGATTAAAAAAAATTAAGGAAAACAGAAAAGCTGAAAATAATCCAAAAGTTTCTGGTATTACTAAAAAGAAAGCCAAAAAACAAAATGAATTTTTAACTGGTGGAGATGGACAAAATTTTTTAAAACCGGTTAAATCATATAAATCTGGTGGATCTGTTAAAAATAAAAAAGGTGGAGCAGCTATCAGAGGCGTGAGCAAAATACTAAGATAATGCTTAACAGACTAAAAAGTTTTATTTGTAAACTATTTAATATCAAAGCATGTAAGTGTGATGAACATATTACAATGTATACAGAAGTACCTGAGCCGGATGTACCGGTTCATGAACCGTGTCCGAGACATAGATATCATAAGAACAAATGTCCTATGTGCCAGGCCGCGCTAACCTAAAAGGAAAAACACAATGATGAAAAAAATGATGATGATGAAAAAAGGTGGAAAAGCAAAAAAGAAAAGTAAATTTCCAGATCACTCAGGTGATGGTAAAATAACTAAAAAAGATATTTTAATGGCAAAAGGAATTATCCCTAAAAAGAAAAAAAAGAAGGGAGCTAAATAATGGCTAAAGCAAAAGGACTTTACGCGAACATTCATGCAAAAAAAAAGAGGATCGCTGCGGGCTCAGGTGAGAAGATGAGAAGACCTGGAGCTAAAGGTGCACCTACAAAAAAAGCATTTGTAAACAGTGCTAAGACAGCAAAGAAACCTAAAAAGAAAACAACTAAAAAAGCGTAGTGAATAAAAATAGTAAAAAAAAAATAAAAAAAGTATCTAAAGCTTTGGTAAAAGCATCTAAGTTACATGCAGGTCAAGCTAAGGTATTAAAAAAAATAATAAAAAAAAAATAATGGCCGAGAAACCTATAAGAAAAACCACTACAGGTAAGGGTGCTAATTATAGAAAAACAAAATCCGGAGCTGGAATGACAGCAAAGGGTGTAAAAGCTTACAGGGCCGCAAATCCTGGAAGTAAACTAAAAACAGCCGTGACTGGTAAAGTGAAAAAAGGGTCAAAAGCTGCAAACCGACGTAAGTCGTACTGTGCAAGAAGTGCAGGTCAATTAAGAAACTCGTCAGCTAAGACACGTAACGATCCTAATTCTCGAATCAGACAAGCACGGAGAAGATGGAAATGTTAAATGGAACCAGAACAAATACTAAATAGACTAAGACGAGCAATCACAAGAAGAGTAGATGCGTTAGCCATATCGGTTACTTCCGGTGGGGTTGACACTATGGAAACTTACAAGTATATAATAGGGCAGATTAATGCATTGGAATCAGTGCAACAGGAAATCTCTAACCTGCAACAAGATAAGGAGCAAAATGAAGACAGAGGAACAGTCATCAACATCGGTGACAAAAAAAATAATAACCCCAACTAAAGAATTAGTAGGGTTAAAGAAATCAGAAAAAACAGAAGTTACTACTGAAACTACTAAACTTCCAATGCCTACGGGTTGGAGAATGTTAGTATTACCTTTTAGGATGAATGAGAAAACTAAAGGTGGAGTTTTGTTAGGAACAGAAACAATTGACAGACAACAAGTTGCATCGCAATGCGGAAACGTAATTGCTATGGGACCTGACTGTTATAACGACACTAAAAGATTTAATGATGGTCCATGGTGCAAGGTGGGAGACTGGGTAGTCTTTGCACGTTACGCAGGGTCAAGAATTGAAATTGATGGTGGAGAAGTTCGTCTTCTAAATGATGACGAAATTTTAGCAACTGTGCAAGATCCAACAGATATCTTACACAAATTTTAACATAGGAAGGACACTATGCCAGAAGAAATAAAAAAATCAGCAGGAGATATTTCAGTTGATTTAGATACATCGGGCCCAGAGGTCGATGTATCCGTTGAAGAAGTAAAAGAGGAGTCGGTAGTTGATACTGCTCCAGAAACACAGACAGAAAAAACACCGACAGAAGAAACAGAAAAAAAGAGTGATGAAGAATTAGAAGATTACAGTAAAGGTGTGCAATCTAGAATTGCTAAACTTACACGTAAAATGAGAGAAGCAGAAAGAAGAGAAGCTGCTGCAATCGAATACGCTACTGCAATCGAAAATAAAAGAAAACTAGATCAGGAAAGATTTAATAAAGTTGATTCTGATTACACTGCTAAGTTTGAGGAAAGTGTAAAATCTGGTATGGACATGGCGCAAACACAATTAGCGTCAGCCATAGAAGCAGGTGATGCAACAGCTCAAGTTGAAGCAAATAAAAAAATTGCTGAGTTAGCATTCGAGAACGCTAAACTTAAGCAAAGAAAAGACGCAACACCAGTTCAACAGGAAACACCTGTTAAACTGTCAGACGGTGGACAATTACCAAATCAAACCCCTCAACAAATGCCTCAGGCTGATCCTATGGCTGAAGATTGGGCTGCAAAAAATAGATGGTTCGGAACAGATAGAGCTATGACATTTACTGCATTCGAGATTCACAAAGATCTTGTTGATAAAGAAGGTTATGATCCTAAATCAAACGAATATTACACTGAGATTGATAAAAGGATTAGAGTTGACTTTGGACATAAATTTGATAATAATGATACAAAGCAAACGAACAGGGCCGTTCAGTCGGTAGCTTCGGCTAACAGAAGCTCAAAACCTGGTCGCAAAACTGTGAGACTCACTTCATCACAGGTAGCAATAGCTAAAAAATTAGGAGTGCCACTCGAAGAGTATGCTAAACAACTAAAACTCACGGAAGGAGCATAGTATGAAAAAAGACGAAAATAAAACTTCTCGTGCGGCTGGAACTCGGACTAAAACTGAACGTCCAAAAGAGTACAAGCCACCATCTTCTCTAGATGCACCCACAGCGCCAGATGGATTCAGGCACAGATGGATACGAGCAGAGTCAATGGGTTTCAATGATACCAAAAATATTCACGGTAGATTGAGATCTGGTTATGAGTTAGTGAGAGCTGACGAATACGACACTGAAGAATATCCTGTTGTCATGGACGGAAAATACGCTGGAGTCATTGGAGTAGGAGGCCTTCTCCTGGCAAGGATACCGGAAGAACTCGCGCAATCTCGAATTGATTATCAGAAAAGACAAACTGAAGGTCAAGACGAAGCTGTAGAAAACGACTTACTGAAGGATCAGGACAAACGAATGCCGATGAAATTCGAGCGTTCAAGCAAAAACTTCGGTGGTACTAAGAAATAATATTTCCAACACCAACGAAAAATATAAACCGAACTGGAGGCCGTTTAACGACGGCAGGTTCATAAGGAGAAAAACATAATGGCAAATAGAAACACAGCTGGTTTTGGTTTGATCGCTGCTGGTACGTTGGGTGCAACCCCTTCAACTGGTGGTCAGAACAAATACAAAATCGACAGTGGCTATGCAACTTCTCTATATTTAGGAATGCCTGTGCAGTACGATTCTGCAGGCGGCGCTAACGTAGATCCTGGTTATGTAGTTACAGCACAAGACGCTATTACAGTTCCAACGATTGGTGTATTTAATGGTTGCTTCTACACAGATGCAAATACATTAAAACCAACTTTCGCTTCATTCTATCCTGGTGGCACAGTGCCCGCAGCGAATGTGAATAACGGCGACGTTGACGCTTTTGTAATAGATAACCCATTTCAACAATATGTTGTACAGCTAGACACTAGATTAGGTGCTACTGGCGATGCAGCACAAGTTAACATGGGAAGAACATATGGTTTAACAGTTAGAGCAGAAGGAACTACTACGGTAGCAGGTTCTACTATATCTGGACAATCAAATGGTCAATTAACAGTAGGAACTGTAAATGACATAGCAAACCAATGGAGATTGCTAAGAGTAGCTGAAGACCCTGAAAATGAGGATCTTACAACTGCTGTACAAGCAAACCCAGCATTAGCGGCCTTCTCAGGAAGAGCTTCTGTTGTAGTGGTTGCTAACAAGTCACAATGGTTCGGAACAGGAACGGTAGGAGCATAACATGGCAATATCACGAGCACAGCTAGTTAAAGAACTAGAGCCAGGTCTGAATGCACTATTCGGTCTGGAATACAAAAGGTATGATAATCAGCACGCTGAGATTTATACTACAGAATCATCTGACAGAGCTTTTGAAGAAGAAGTAATGTTAAGTGGTTTTGCAAACGCAGATGTAAAAGCAGAAGGTGCTGGAGTATCATATGATGACGCTCAAGAAACTTATACTGCTAGATACACAATGGAAACGATCGCGCTAGCTTTCGCTATCACAGAAGAAGCAATAGAGGACAACCTTTATGACAGACTTTCTTCTAGATACACAAAAGCCCTAGCAAGATCTATGTCTAATGCTAAAGAAGTAAAAGGCGCAGCACCATTGAA